ACATACTACACATACTACACATTATTAAAGGTTTATAGGACGAAAAAAGGAAAAAAGTTCAGATAGAGATACCAATACAGTAAATACTCGTTATTTTGACTATATATAGGTAGGTCTTTTTGATACGTGTGCTGTAGTATTTCCATTTAAAAACATTTATCCGATAAACGATTTAAAAAGACACCACTATATATATTATAATGGAGTTCACTACAACCAAACAATCGATTACCATTGACTGGATTGCCTTCAGTAATGAGTGCCTTGATAAACTCAACTACGAATGGTCTTGTGATGGTGCAAAGGAAGCATTCATCCAGTATTTAGAATACATGATGTTCTCGCAAGTCGGAGAAGCAACCCCAATCACCCAAGACCAACTGGATTTTTTCGACATCAAACACGAGTTCCGTATGATGTATAAATATGTTGAAGGCGAGTGGGAAGACAAGTGTATGGCGGAGTTTAAAAAGAAATACGGACTCTCCATTTAAAAAGATGGGATTTAAAAAGACGGCATTGTTAGTTACAAAAATTATATGATTTAAAAAGATTATATGATTTAAAAAGATTTCTATTTCTTAGGTCGCCCATTGTGTTCGTGGGTCTTGGCGTGGAGAGCATCCCACTTCTTGCATTCCGCTTTATTATCTTTAGGCAGTCCTTTTGAGTTCTTGACTAACTTGGGGGGTCTTGGTTCTACCCGTTCAATCTTTACTTTCACATCTGGTGCATCTATCCAATTTTCCAGTTCTTTTTCTGCATTTTTTTTATCTTGGGTAAAAAACCGCAATACAGGGCATTCTGGGTCATTACCAAGTTGTATAGATACACATGCATGAGAACAATAATTTTTAAATGCCTCAAAATCGTATCCAGAAGTTTCATTATCAATAAAAGTATAACCCACTATTCCAGTCATCACCCTTTTGATGTTTAAATTGCTGATTTCTTCCACATCTTCCCCCCACCAAAATTTAGTGATTGAAATTATCAATTTAATGAATAATTCATTCGTAATGGTAATAGAAAAACCGAATATTTTTTGTAAAATACAAATATACGTGCAACCACCTTTTAAAAATTCAATAGTAAATTCTTTTAAAAAATCAGTAGTCAATTTACTCATATCTTTGCTCTTAACCAACAGGGAAGTTTTTGAAGATTTACAGATTACATTTACATTCTGTAACTTTTTATTACAGAGTATAGAACAAGTGAATTCCTTTAACTCATTTACCTTTTTCTCAATGTAATTTAGATTACCTTCTACAAAATAAGTATTAAGTATCTCCATGTAGTTAATAGTTGTAATAGATTGACTTTTGGTTTTCATTGTGGATTGAAGTATCTCCTTGAAGTATATATTATATTCACTTTCGGTTTTCATTGTGGATTGTTTCGACATATTATTATACTTCTTGCTTTAATGAATAATTACACATCTCGGAAAAGTTCCTCGTTTCCAGTATGCTCTAATTAAGGGTATCCTCGTTTTCAAATACTTATTTTCAGAGTTGTGTAAATATTCATTAAAGCAAGAAGTATAATAATATGTCACAACAATCAACAATGCAAAGAGTAGCACAATTTTTAAATTATTTTAACTGCTTAAGACGCAGTCAACCCGAACCTATTATAGTAGTAGAACCAGTAGTGGAGGAGGAGGAAGTAGCGGAGATAGAATTACCGCCACCACCGCCAAGACGCAGTGACCGCCTTAGAACAATTACTACACATTGTTATACGGAAGCACCTGCTCCACCACTACCAGTTAAACGAATTAAAAAGGTAGTCAATAAACCCGAGATTAGTGTAGTAGTAAATATAGTTATTAAGAAACCGACTAAAGCGGGATTCCGCCCAGCGTCACAGATAATCCCATTTTCAGAGCGGATAGTAAAAAGTCGCAAGATGTTCGCAGAGAACAAAAAGTCCGACGAATACTATACGAGATGCAATACATGGGAGAGATATATTCACGAACGGGGGTTGAAAGGGACAACTGTTTTTGAACCATTTTCTGCTGACGGGTCGAGTGCTAAAGTATTAAAATCATTAGTAAAAGTTAAGAGCGGTAAAGGTGATTTTTGGGAACAGATAGTCGCACCCGACTGCCCACAGGAGTTCATCTTATCTAACCCGCCATTTTCTTTTAAATGGTTAATTTTACAGACGCTGTTGGAGCGAAAGCGTAGTTTCGCCTTGATTTTACCCTTTCAAATATTTTACGGCAGTAGTGCTAAAATATTAGATGAATACCAAGACCACTATGGTGGTAAATGGGGTAGATTTATTTTAAAGGGAAAAGAGAACTATTTTTATAACCCAGACTTAGATAAACTTGTGCCGATAGGGTGCAGTATTTTAGAGTGGCACTTTTAAATGTAACTAACTAATCAAACTTTTTTATAATAATTTTCTTTTTAAAGTAGTTAAGAGGAGTAAAGAATCCACAATTAAAATATTTAGTAATAGTATATGACAAAATACACCGATTTTTTGAAGCAGTGGGCATCATCCAAAGACCTGTCCTACATGTGTGCTCGTGACCAACCTGAGTTCAAACAGGCGTGGAACGCCCAGAAACCCGCACCTAAAGCAAGAGCAAAAGTAGTTAGACCACCCAAAGCACCTAAAGCACCAAAGCAACCCAGACCTAAATCAGTCCCAATTAGACAACCAAAAGCAATCCCAAAGCAACCCAAGACCCAGAAAACGAATCCCAAATTACCATATAATAATGCCTTAGCAGAACGCCTTGAAGAGTTAGATAAACCACCTACACCATATATCCCGCTAATGTCTGCAATGCCTGAGATGGATATAATACAGAAAAGATTACAACCATTTACAAGAAGCAGACCACCACCACCATCACCAGTATATCAACCAGCGAGTCCACCATACAGACCATCTGCTATAATCCAACCGATGGTATCATTATCACCTTATAACTGGGGAGCAAATCCACCCAAGAAATACCCCGCACCAAAAATGAAAATGATATTACCTGCACCGTTAAGACAGCGGGACTTACCAATCAATTTATCTGGTTCATTTTTTAGACCAAGAGAGCAAGGGGAAAAGTCAGGATATGAATCATCATCATCGGAAGAAGAAATGATAGATACATCATCACCACCAAGACAACAGCAATATGATAGCGATAGCAGTAGCGGAGAAGAAACATTGATAAAAGTAGATACTGGATATTATCCAAGACAACCTACACCAATACAACAGCAATATGATAGCGACAGCGATAGTGGTGAGGAAGAAATATTAGAAGGCAGTTGGACTGAAGCAGATGGGTCTGAATATACTAAAAAATTGAATGAACCTAAGGTGATGGTAAGACCACCAACTAAACGCCCACCAATCCCGCCACCAGTAGCATACTATGAACCCTTAATGAATATATATCCATCAGAGCAAATAAGACCTAAACAATTAATAGTAAATAGACCACCACCACCGCAACCGACGATATTCAAGCAACCATCCAAGTTCATTGAACCGATGCCTGTATTGAATGCAATGGAATACCAAAATAATCCTGATATGGAAGAAGGAGAGATATACGAAGAACCACCATCAGCAGAGGAACTGAAAGCACTTGATTTTAAAAAATGGAAGAAAGAACATCCTGTTGCATGGACTAATTCTGTATATGAAGAAGAATACGGACATCATTCTACATGGGATGAAGATAGATGGATGCAATACAACAGGTCTGTAGATAGTGATATACAATGGGATAATGGTAACCCCGCCGAGCAGTTCCCAAATCAATATAAACGGATTAGAAAAAGACATCAAAATATTCGAGCAACTGAATCAGAAGAAGAGGAAGAAGCAGAGGAAGCAAGAAAAAAGAAAGCAGAAGAAGAAGATGCGGATGATGATGCGTTCTGGGATAATTTAGCAAAGCAACAAGACTTAGTAGAAAGGCACGGTGAAGAGAAAGCAACTAAAATGATGGAAAAAAATCCCGCAATTCTTGCTACCCATGTAATTAAACGAGCATACAAAAAGAAAGATAAAGATGCACCAGAACCCGCACCTAAAAGAGCATACAATTGGAAAAAGGCGGAGAAAAATAAAGCATTCTTACAATCAGGAGAGAAACCGAAAACCTTTGCAGTCACTTCAAGAAAAGGGACATCGAGCGACACGCAAACATCTGTAGAGGACACGCAGAAATTACTACCAAAAAAGAAGTCAAAAAAATGAGTGGGGAGGGAATCCTCAATCAAAAATTATACGATAAAGCAAAAAAGATTGCCGATGAAACATACACCAAACCATCAGCATACAAGAGCGGGTTCATCCAGAAGAAATACAAAGAATTAGGAGGCACATATAGTGATGATAATAAACCAAAGGATTTAAAAAGATGGTTCAAGGAAGGTTGGACTGATGTCGGTGGATTAGATTATCCAGTGTATAGACCCACAAAAAGAATAAGTAAAGATACACCATCAACCATTGGTGAAATTGACCCCATTAAATTAAAAAATCAAATAGCACTAAAACAAGTGATAAGGGGCAACGCCAACCTACCACCATTTAAAAAGATATAATAAAACCATTTAAAAAGATAATACCATAGTATAGTAGAATGGGACAATCAATCTTAGAAAATATCGACGCACCATGCTTGGAAACAATATTAATAATGAGATGTTCGGAAACGAATAGTTCATTAGAAGTGGTAGTGGACTATAGCAGTGGTCGCTACGGATATAGTTTTAATAATTCTCAATATTTTTTTGTAGGGAGAATATATGGAAACCGTCATTGCAGTATGGATTCTATTGAAAATCTTATTGAAGGTGCATTGGAATCCGAATGGGGTGTTTATAAAAAGGACTGCCCCGAGTTTGACTCCATCTTTGAAGACCATCACGGTGATGGTTACTACTGATAGTTCATTATAATAAGTTCCGTTTTAGTTCGCATCCCCATAGCATGTTTATCAGTCATATTTTTATATTTTGTCTTGATTGTCTTAATCTTCCAAGATTTAAACAATCCCCTAATCTTAGCACTATCGTTATATGAAACCATTACAAACCCTTTAACATTCTTAACAGAATCCCAAACCATCTCTGGTGTCACATAGTCAGGGTAATCGGATTCTTCCTTACTCTCGTAAGGCGGGTCTAAATAAAAAAAAGTTCTTGGAGTATCATATTTTTTAATTACTTTTTCAAAGGACTGATTAAGGATAGTCACCTTTTTCAATCTTTCACTAATAGGTATATAGTCTGTCTTATTCCCCCTCTTTTCTGGATTCTTCGCCATAGCAGAATTATAAGATTTCCCCATACTAAAAAACGAATACTTAATAGTATCTATAATATCGACAGCATTCAATTTATCCTTGTTAGCATTAAATACCTCTTTTGAAGGTGGGATTCTGGCAACATTGTCATTAATATACTTACCCGATTTTTTGATACCCCTAAATGCTACTACCATTCTCTTATCTAAATCATTTATAATCTCACGATGGTCTGCGGGTTCTTTTCGGAGAATAATATTCCCTGCCCCCATGAATGGTTCTACATATATATCGTAATCTTCATCAGGCGGAAACATAGCAATTAATCTTTTAGCAATCATAGACTTACCGCCTAACCGAGCAAAGGGAGTAATACCGCCACCTTCCATAGTTTCGTCTTCTTCTATAAAATCTGGAATGTCCATTATATAATATACAAATATAATTCTTTACTCCTCTTAACTAATTGTAGTTTAGAAAGTAAAAATAAAATAAATCTAAATAGTATAGAATGCCCATCACTATGACCATCTCGGAATACTCGGAAGAAAATCAAAAAATATTCGCTACACTTAGCATTCAAGGAAAATCTCACCTAATAGGGTCTGCATCTTTAAAAGGAATATTATATAGGAGTGACTATGATTTAGCAGAAGAAGCAGAGTTCAAAGATAATAACGATGTCCTAAATCATATTCTTAGAAAGTTCCAACAAAAGTTTAAATTAATACACGCCAACCCTGATTGGTATGTCACCGATTTTAAATGCGGGAAACTAACCGATACAGAACCGCTCCGATGGGATAAAAAAGATATTGCTAATGGATACAAGACTATAAAAGGTAAGAGAATACCCTTCGTTGATTGTATCTTGGAAAAAACCACGATGAAATTAGATATGATATGTAAAGTAGATGGTGCATTCAGTGAATACACCGAAAATTATTATATTACTATTGGAGATAAAAGCAACTTCAACCCAGACGACATGAGTGATAAAAAAATTGCGACAGCAATTCTCCAAGATGGTAAAAAATATTTATCTGAAGGCAACCCTATAAAAGCACTAAAGAGAGAATATAGTTATCTATTGATAGTTGATAAGGATAAACCATTACAGAAAAAACTATTTGATGTATTCAATAGTCCGCTTGGATTAGCGTATAAATGTAGGTCAGACTTGGAAACTATTAAACTGGTGTTAGAGCAGACCTTCAAACCTGTTTCTCTCCAAGATGTAAAACACAATCTTCAAATAATTAAACAAACTTTAGCAAATATAGTTGGAGTAGATGGTATAGAGAACCTACCCGAGCAACTGGATATGGTCTGTAAATTACAAAATAAAAAAGATATTTTGAAACGAGTAGATGATTTGTCTTCAATCCTGTTAAGAGGAGTAAAGAGTAGTGCATTGAAATTACCAAAAACGCTGTTTAAGTTATATCCCAAAAAATAAAAACCCAGTATATATAAATGAATCTCGAGCATGTCGGTGACCCAGTAGCGATGATTTTTGATAGTGAAAACAAAAAAGATAAGGGCAGACTTATCTCCGTGCAGAATGATAAACACAAGGTAGCACATTTTATCAAAGAAATAGTTGTTAGCAAACCGAGTGAATACATACAACTCATCCCAAATAAGGAACACGAGAGGGACATCCGTTATATAACGGGAGCATCAGGCAGTGGTAAATCATTTTTTACCAAGAAATATTTAGAGCAGTATCACAAGATGTTTCCAAAGCGTATGGTCTATTTATTTTCATCTTTGACTGATGATAAGACGCTGGATGCTGTGAAATATATTAAACGAATCAAACTAACACCTGAATTAATAGAAGATGATATAACTGCTAAGGACTTCGCTGATGCTCTTGTAATTTTTGATGATACAGATTGCCTTACCAATAAAGCAATGAAAATGAAAGTGAATGGTATAATGACTTCCATCTTGGAAACAGGACGACATTTTAATACATCAATTATTTACACATCTCACTTGGCGACAGCAGGTAATGATACCAAGCGGATATTAAATGAATGTAATAGCATCACCATCTTCCCTGCGAGTTTAGGGGGTCGTTCTTTGAAATATTTATTAGAAGGGTATTTAGGGTTAGATAAACAACAGATAAAAAGAATACGAAAAATGGAGAGCAGAAGCGTCACTATTCAAAAAAGTTTCCCGATGGTAGTCATAGGTGAAAAAGAAATCTATGTTGCTAAAATTGATGATTAATTACAAAATCTTTACTCCTCTTAACTGAAATCAATTTGGAAAAGTAAAATTATAAAAATAAAATAAATTATACATCGTCATCTTCTACTTCTATAAAACAAGTTGCTAAATCTAATTTTGGTAATCTTTTGATTTTTCTTTTAATAATAAAAGTTTCACATGGACTTATCCAAGATGATAAGTTCATGTCCCGTCCTTTGTATTCTTTTCCCCAGTCATCTCTTTCTGGGTCGTTAAGAGGAGTAAGATACGCTAATAATCTATTTCCGCCACCGCCATCGTCGCTTGATAACCAGTCGTATTCTTCAGAGTCCCTAATACATTGATTACTGTTCTGGTGTATGTATAAACTTTTTCGTCTTCTAAAAGTCCCGCATCTTCTACAGTCCACGAACTTATTTTCTCCGTCTAAAAACTTGTCGGAGTGCATATACTTCGCCCTATCCTGCACTGCTTGTTGAGAACATGCTTCCTTATTTTTCTTACGGTATTCCCGCATATATTCTCTATTATAAATTGTAGTAGTTCGGGGTTTGATTGTCGATTCTTGGCATAGTTCGTTCATCTTACTATATTAATGATTAACATCACAACTCTGAAGAGGAGTAAAGATTAGAAACGAGGAACACCTTAATTAGAGCATACTGGAAACGAGGAACTTTTCCGAGTTGTGTAAATATTCAGTAAAGTTTTTTAAGAACTAAAATGTCGAAACAATCCACAATGATGAAAGCAAGTATGAAAAAATTAAACGATGCTATGCTATCAGTAGGCAGTAGTCCATATACGGAAGATGAATTATCCCCTGAAATGTGTGCCATATTTGAGAAAGGAATATCAACCATAGACTTTGTGGACTCAAACGGTCGTAAAGAAATGCGAATTAATCACAACCAACCACCCGAAAAAGTAATAGACGGGCATTTTTGGGTGGTTAAGGATGGTAAAGTTTTTCAGGACACTACTGGTGTAAAAGCATACGAACAATATTTATCAAGAATAAGAGAAAAATGGGGTGATGACATCACAACTGCAGTCCCAGTCTATCTACCAGTAGATAAAGTATTAGGTCAAACATTCTTCGAGCATCGATTAGCAACAATTCTCGCTAATGTAGAACAGTGCGGACAATCGAAAAGAGAATGGGAAGAAGACCAAGACAACTGTGAGATGTGTGCATACCAATGCTTCCCCAATTCAGTTAAAGTTCACCGCCATCATGGCGGAGAAATAGTGTTCGGACATTTTGGGATAATGAACTCCAAAAATGGAGAGATTTTCTGGTTATTCGGACACCCCGACAATACACCAGCAGATTACGAACAATTGAAATCAAGCAAATCAAAAAATACCAGAAAAACAAACATATCCAATCACCCCGAACTGCGATATATACAGGAACAGGTGGATGCCAAAAGAAAGCGAATGGAGGAAGAAGCAGAAAAGAAGACCTTAGCAATTGCTAAAAAAGCGGTAGAAGACTCCAAGAAAGCGGAGGTAGCACGTCAGAAAGCAGAGGACGAATTATTCGCAATGGACGAGAAAGACAAGAAGAAAGAAGCGGGAGGAGGCAAGACCAAGAAAGGAGGCAAAAAATAGATTATCTTACATATAACGATACCAACTCATCATTAGACAGACCTGTATCTTTTTTCTGCTCTTTAAAAAATGTAATAAACTCTTTTAAATTATAACCCATTTTCATCATTTCGACACGAGCAATCACCCAGCGACCGCAAGTAGCAATATAGTCATTAAGTAATTGTAAATGCTTACTATTCCACACGTATTCAAACTCGGGCGGTCGCTCTTGGATTAATTTAGTAAGGTAATGTTTAGACTGCCCCAAAATCCGATTCATACAGGCACTGATAAACTTCAGTTCACCATCAGCAGGTAATCCGTAAGAATCAAAATATTCAATAGTATTACCATATCGCATCACAAGAGTCCAGTGACCCAGATTCTGTTGTTGCTCGACAAGAATAATTTTATAAGACTTGTCTGTAGGTAATAGTTCCAAGATTGACCCTACATTCGCTAAATCGGAATACTCAATGACCGAGTCTTTCCCTTCTTGACCGAGAAGACGAATTATATCATCGGTCGTAATATTCTTATCTATTCGACTACCTATAATATTGCGGATTTTTGGAGTCATTACAAAAGACATTTATATATGTAAATATTATATATTTAAAGATATAACGAAAAAAACTATTTAAAAAGAACTCCATTTAAAAATATATAAAATGGTAAAAACTTATTCATACACAAACAACACTAATTTTGAACCAGATTACATTTGGGGTAGAGAGCAGGAAGAATTAATCTTCCCATACCTGAACCACTCCTTCGGGGGCAACCTTATACACTCCCAAGAGCGTAATAGTAAGTTCGACATGTGGAACGACCGACGCAATATTGAAATCAAATCCCGTAGATGTAAAAGAAATACATACCGAGATGCAGAGATAACTCTTGATAAGTGTCTTGAATTAGACGGCAAAACTACTTACCATGTAATGAACTGGGAGGATGAAATAGGGTATATTAAATATGATGAGAATCTATACAACACATTTAGACGGGTAGATAAGGCACGTAATGACGACCCTAATGCCGTAAAAACGCACATCTATATTCCAGTGGAATTATTTAAAACTATCTATAGAGGTCATAGACCAGCGGAGTGTGGATGTCTTATCAATTTAAAAGATTTGGGGTTATAAAAAGAGAGAAAAAGTTATTCGTTAAGTTATTCGTTAATTACATGTTTAAATAATAAAATAAAATCTATCTACTTTTTTTTTAATTTTAATGGGTTGGGGACTGCAGGGACGCACACTTTCTTGTGCTCTTTCCAGTCCGCTACTTGATGCTCTCTACAGCAGTAGTAGGTCTTCTCGCATCGTTCGCATTTCTGGGTAGATTTGACTTCACAGACTCCACATAGAAAAGTTGCCTTGTAACCTGCTTTGGTTTTGACTAATAATTCTTTGTGGCGAGTTTCGGTGACCATCTCGAACCCGAACATTTTGCTGTTGGTGATTCTACCTTTTTGAAGAAGATAAAAAATATTTACACACCACAACACCTGAAACTCTTCGGCATCTATCGGTCTATCTGGATTACCTACATTAATAATCTCTACTATATCAAGAATAGTTTTATCTCGCAGGTATCCGTTCTTTGCATTAGCACACAAGGTTGCTTCCCACAAGTGCATCTGATTGTAATAAAATTCGGTAGGTCTGTCGTATTGAGCACAGACGACTTTTTCAAGGCGTTCAAATAATTCACTAACCCCGCTTGCTCCAGAAACAGAGTATGGAAGTGGAATACCAGTCCCGTCAAAATACGCCGTTATTATTACATCATCAGTTGCGTTAATTCTACTTGTGTTATACTCGACTTTCATTGTTGATTGTTTTGACATTTTAGTTCTTAAAAAACTTTACTGAATATTTACACAACTCGGAAAAGTTCCTCGTTTCCAGTATGCTCTAATTAGGGTGTTCCTCGGTTCTGGAAACGGAAAACGAGGAACTTTTCCGAGTTGTGTAAATATTCATCAAAGTTTTTTAAGAACTAAAATGTCGAAACAATCCACAATTAACTATAAAGCACAATATAATAATGTTATTGATAGTATCAGAGATTTTGGGTTTAATATGAGAACTAATTTTATAACAGAACCCGATGGTAGTGTTAGAGGTAATGGTATATCTATAAAATTAGACCCATCAACCGCAACAAAATACACTACTGGGTCGCACGGGACATGTGTAAAAGATAATCTAACTATATTTGTAAAATTAAGTAAAGCGGGGGCGAAGTTTTATCATGGTGAATGTAGAAGTAGAATTAACGAGTGGGCGACTACCGACGAGAATAAAGGGATGCCCGTATATCACTGCTGGGTAGAGATGGGTGAAAAAGTATATGATTATTCAAATGGTAAAAAGATGGTCTGCGATACTGATTTATTTTATCAAAAATATAGAGTAAGAAAATCCGAACAAGTAAGGGTTGAAGTAGTAGAACACAGAGATAGAACAGGCACATCATTATCTACACATGTAGATGAGGTTCAACGAGAAAGATTTTGTATTCAAGTTAGAGCATCACAGCGAACTTTTGGATATTTTGCCCCTGCTGGAAAATAATTTTGTATGCAATCTTTTTAAATGTAATTAACAAATCCAATTCTTTACTCCTCTTAACTCTTTTAGATATTAGAAAGTAAAAATCAAAACAAAAACATTACAAATTAGATATATTTTTGTAATGTTCTATATATAATATCCCAATCTCTACACAGATATATCTAAATACATTCTTTACGGGAATAATTTTAAAATTATTACGGTAGCAGTGAGATATATTTTAGATTTCTACAAGATATATTCCGTTTTAGATATATTCCTGTAGTTTCCAAGATTTCTTTTCTATATATCTACTGGAATATATATAAATCGTAATCTTTTACATTTCTTTTTAGGTTTCACAAATCTATTTTAGTTAAGAGGAGTAAATATTTAGATTTAAAAAGATTGCGAATTAGGATTAGGTTCTTTAGGATATTTTCATCGTTTTTTTATATCACGATATATAAATGTTGAAGCAAGTCACAACTCAATCGTATCCTTTACCGCAATTCTTACACCAAACTCAAGAGGTTCTTACCGATACAACTCCAGAAACTGTTTATTACGATATAGTCATCACGAACTTGCAGAGTGTAGATACTCGCCCACCTGTATTATATTATAACGAGAGTAGAAACAATCCATTCTTACAATGCTCTGGCGACTATGAGATTAGTGTTGTCCGATTCCAGTTAGAAACTTTTACTACTCTGCCTGTATTCATCCCCATCATTCAAACCAATCAACCCCTAATTAATGAAACTGTGTATAGCATTACTTTAGAGTATAATGATGGTGTGAATCCAACATTTTCTTCGGGGCAGACTTTTTTACAATGGATTCCCCAAGATTTACAAGACGGATTGCCATCTCCACCAAGTCTTAACGCAAACGGATTACAAGACCAGAACACATCTTATTATAATGCCTACAATCTTCAATGGTTCGTATTTTTAGTTGATAAGACTATGACTACTGCATACAATGCTTTAGTCGTTGCTATTCTTGCTGGTGGAGGTGTTGTTCCCCCTAATTCTGCCAAACCATTTTTGTCATGGGACACGCAGAACAATATAGCAGTAATTAATGCAGTCAGTTCTGTTTATAATCGTTCATTGCCTAACCCATTCTTGATGTATTTCAACTCCGCATTATTCTCTTTATATAGTTCTTTTGTAGCAAGATACGAAGGATACGACCAACCTTTAGGTAAAAACTTTTTGATAATAATTGACGATTTTTCAAGCACATCCACCATTCTATTACCTATCAACATCCCCCCACCACCACCAGTTGTTCCGCAGGTTATTTATACCCAAGTTTTCCAAGAATGTAGCACTATTAATTCTTGGTGTCCCATCAGTAGTGTGGTCTTCTGTAGTAATACCTTACCTATTGTTAGTAATCAGTTGTCTTCACCTTTAGTCTTTAATAACTTGGCACAATTTAGTAGTGGTGGAGGCAACAATTCTAATTTCGCCCAAGTCCTTACTGACTTCACTACGGGTGAGAACTCATACCAACCTTATATTCTCTACAATCCAACAGCAGAATATAGAATGGTGTCCATGTATGGAAACAACCCTTTAACAAATATAGATTTATCTGTATTCTGGAAGACAAAGTTCGGGGCATTAATTCCCCTTAGATTAGCATCTGGAGCATCTTGTTCTATCAAGATAATGTTTAGGAAGAAGGCAGGAATCGCCATCGGAAAAGCGGTAAGTGCTAATTTAGGGAAAGTTCTAAAAAGTTAATTCGTCGATTCTATAATTTTTATTTCTTTGTATAAATTATAATGGCAGACTTTAAAACTTGTTTGATAAAAGACTCAATCCTTTCGGACATTACAGACAAACTGGAGTTCGCAGTCATGTCAGGGGGTGCTAATAACACATACCAACAATTTTCTGCTGTTACTCAATCCGCATCATCTATCGTGTATAACGTGCAAATCCCGTCAGAATCTATCGTCATCTCCCGTGAAGTGATGCAACAATCTACAATTACATTCGCCCTAACTGTAGCGAATGTTCCTGCTGGTCTTAGAGCATTCGACTATGGTCTTACTGACTCTCTCCAAGCATTCCCTTTGAACGCTCTTTACACGACATGCACATCAACCATCAACAACACCAATGTGTCCATCAATTTACAAGATGTTCTCCCATCTCTTCTCCGTCTTAACGACTCTCGTCAGTTGTATAGATACAATTCTACTGCACCCACACTTCCCGACCAAGCATACCTTAATTACAGCGATGGTGTCTTAGCGAATAACAATCCTTTAGCAAGTTGGAATAACCAATCTTACGATGTGGACCAAGCACCAAGAGGTGCTTATCCTTTGAACTCATGTGTCGTCGTCCATACCCCAACAGTCGGACCTGTTGATGCTTCAGTCATCTCAACCAATATTGGTGATACTTGGAGAATTGTGATGCAAGTCACAGTTACAGAACCATTGTTTTTATCCCCATTCATCTTCGGAGATTGTGAATACAATTGTGGCGGATTTGCTGGTATTAACACGATGAACTTTGTAATGAACATTGATGCCACATGTAAGAGAATGTTCTCAACGGCAAATAGTGCCTACACACATACGATTACTTTAGGAGATGCTGGTGTTACCCCTGCTTTCCAGAACTCCAGATTGTTGTTCCATTTTCTCTCCACTCAACCATCTGACCTTATCCCAAGCAGAATCGTGACCCCATACCACGATTTTCCAAGATACTTGTCGCTCTCGAACAATGCTGTGCCAATTGCTTCAGGACAATCATCTACCATTACAAGTCAGAATATCCAGTTGAATCAACTTCCAGATTATTTTATTATAACTGCTCGTATCCCAATGTCGCAACAGACAATCGCCAACTCTAATTCTTTCTTGACGATTAACAGCATCTCAGTCAATCTGAACAACCAAAGTGGGTTGCTCAGCAGTTGCACACCACAGGACTTGTGGAAAATCTCAATGGCGAATCATTCTACTCAATCATGGCAAGAATTTTCTGGGTCAGCATTTCTTAACAACAACGCCACAGGTGCTGGTTTGGAAGTATCTACAACTGGTTCTATGTTAGTTCTATCCCCCGCCCTTAATTTGAGTATTCCCGATTACCTTAGTTCATCGAGCATCGGACAATTTAATTTCCAATTTAACATCAATGTTACCAATTTTTACAATGCTCCTGTTGCTCCTGAATTGTGTATTATCTGTGTGAACTCTGGTGTCTTCGTATCTCAAATGGGGTCTTCAAATATTTACACTGGTGTGCTAACAAAAGATATGGTTCTTTCAGCAAAAGAACAGCAATCAGTATCCCCTGTTTCATCCGTCCAATACCGCAGATTGGTTGGAGGCAGTTTAGGCAACTTGGTTTCATCTGCTGTTAGAAAGATGAGAAAAGGAATTGGTAAAATAGAAGGAATGCGTCAGATGGCACAAGATGCTACTGACCCAATTGGTGCTCAAGTTCGTGGAATGCGTGATACAGCATTGAGAGGATTAGCGAAACATTTTTAAAGCAATTTGGGGTTTTATTTACTCCTCTTAACTAAATTATATTTAGGAAAGTAAAAATTATATATTATCTTTTGATACTATATAATGTCGTTTAAATCTGCAAAAGGACTTGAATTAATTGATGATGGATACTGGCAGTATTTTGCTGGAAGTGTAGTATCAAATGTTCCTAATACAGTATGGACTCCAATTTTAAATGTGTCGGGGATATACATGCTAACTGGTTCAATCCAATTGAATCGGTTTGGAGGGGCACAAACTTTAAATAATTGCAGATTGACTGTTACTGTCAATAATCTTGACGCTCAAGAATGTTTTTCGTATAACGGTGTTTCTGGTGTAGTCACTCAGTCAGTGAATTGCTCTATTATTCTAAGAATTAATGTAGGTGATGTCGTCAGATTAATAGTTGAAGCAGTTTCATCAGACACTTTACCTTATACTATAACAAATTCTCAAACAGAAGGGGGTGTTGGTTTTGGTAAATTATACAAAATTGGAGAACTTTAAACAAATTATTATCTCTTAATACTATATAATGTCGGTCGTATCTTCAAAGGGATTAGAACTATTAGGAAGTGGAAGTTGGGGTGCTAATTTAACGGTTGCTGATAATGTTTTTACTCAAGTGTTTTCTCGCACATTCAATTCTACAGGTATTTACATGTTGACTGCTTCTGTTTTTATACAGGAAGGGACTGGTGGTCAAACTCTTTCTGCCACAGAATTAGAGGTCACTCAAAATGGTGTTCAAAATAAAACAGTATCTTATTTTGGATTGCCTATAGCAACAGCATTTGATTCGGTAATGCTTACTTGTTCTTTTCTTGTAGATATTAGTGTGGTCGGTGAAGTATTAGCACTTAGAGTTAGAGCGGATACATCGGATAATTTAACATATATTCTTACAGCATCTCAGAACAATGGTGGTGCTGGTGGGTTCGTAAGATGGTTTAAATTAGGAGATTTGTAATTCTTTACTCCTCTTAACTGAATTCCATTTAGGAAGATTAAAATTATATATTATCTTTTGATACTATATAATGTCGTTTATTTCAGCATCAGGATTGCCGTTAGAAGTTTCATCTATAAATGTTACAGGGAGTGTTGTTATTCAAGGTGACCTTGACCTTGACAAGCATTTTTACCAGCGTGATAGTGCTGGTGGTGTAGTTATTGAAGATGATATTATTATAGGGACTGCTCGATACGAACAATTATCAGGTGCTAATTCAACCGTCAAAGTATTTAGAACAACCAATTCTTCTGGAGCGTTGGTTGATAGTTTAGTCCTTGCTAATACTGGTGCAGTTTTTACTGGAACTATATCATCAGGTAATGCTGTTGCTGTCCCACCATCTGCGTGGAACAATACTGCTCTTGTTGATGGTGTATTAACACCCATATTTACATCACCTGCTCTTGCTATTGGAACATATTTGATTAACGCCCAAGCATCAATTACTTGTGCTACAGGGTTTTCATCATACGAAGCAATGTATATTGATGAACAGGCACATGCGTTTGAAGATATTACGGTTATAGGTGTTAGCACAGTTACTGAGGTTGTTCTTAAATGGAGTCAAATATTCAAAGTCACCGCACTCAGTAATGATACTTTTGGATTGTTGGTTAGATGTAGCGGAATTGGTGCTTTAAACTTGATAGAATGTGCAGCACTTAACACTGGTGGGTATGGTTTCGTTGAATATATCAAGATTGCCTAATTCTTTACTCCTCTTAACTGAATTCCATTTAGGAAGATTAAAATTATATATTATCTTTTGATACTATATAATGTCGTTTATTTCAGCATCAGGATTGCCTTTAATAGTATCTTCTATAGAAGTTACAGGAAATGTTGATATTCAAGGTGACCTTGCAGTTGACAAGCATTTTTACCAGCGTGATAGTGCGGGTGGTTTAGTTAGTGAAGATGATATTGTTATAGGGTCTGCCCGATACGACCAATTAGTCGGTGCTCCAAATACCATCAAAGTATTTAGAACAACGAATGGTGCTTCAGCAGTAGTTGATAGAGTGTATATGAATTCAACAGGTGTAACAATTCCAGCAGGGACACTTACTATGACTGATGTTCAACCAGTTCCAATTACAACTGTTAATAACAGGTTTGTTTTTGGAACTGCTGTATTTGATGAAAATGATAATATTAATAATTCGTCCCATGTATTTAGAGATACTGATGGTGCTGGAGCAACTTCTGAGTCACTTCAACTTTCCAAAACATCCGCTACATTTAGTGGTGTTGTATCAACTGCTAACGCACCTGTTGCACCATTAAATGCTTGGTTGACAAATCTAAATGTTCCAGATGGAGTTGCTACAGTTTTCTATACATCTCCTTCACTTGCAAATGGTGTATATTTAGTTCAAGCACAATGTGCGGTTACCAGTAATGCTAATCCTTTTAACACTTTATTCGCTAATTTTGAAGATGAAAATGGAAGTAATATGTCATCGGAATATAGTTTCGCTACCCCAACTACATATTGGACTTTACATTGGTCTTATTATTATACAGTATCGAGTCCTGCTGATGATTATTTTGAATTATCATTACAAGGTGAAACTGTTGGTAATACCGATTTTACTTTATTCGCATCTACTACAGGAGGTGACAACGGAGTTGGATATGTGAAGTATATGAAGATTGCCTAATTCTTTACTCCTCTTAACTGAAATTGATTTAGGAAAAAGAATTACGGTATTTTTTTTTATTTATTATATATTTAATATATATAATGTATAACGTTCTGTATGATACTCCATATAATCGTAGTATAGTCGCCAGACTTGCTGAAGGACGAAGAAGACAGGATTTCAATGGTTATTCAAATGAACCTTTACATTTAGTTCATGGTGCTTTTACTGGACGACCAATGGCGGGTAGTGGTATGGGCGACCAAAGTCAGTATTTATTATACGGCACTAATGCTGTGAATACACCATTACACATGGCAGAAACAATGAGAATAGCATCTGCTGGATTTATTCATCACGCATCTCCATTCGCATCAATGTCGAGTGGATATGGTAGTGCATCCGCACCACATTATATCGGTTCAGGTGAATCTGGTGGTATGCATGGTTGCGGTGGGGCAATGTGTGGTGGAGGTGATTCTGGAGGCATGATGTATGGTTCAGGTGAGAGTGCTGAGCGAATGGTTGGGGGTCGTGGTAAGAAGTTTCTTGGAATGAATACTAAACAATGGAAAGGTGTCGGCAATACTGCCAAGAAAGGATTCAAAATGGTTGCCCCTGCTCTGATTGCTGGTGTTGTCGCAACGAATCCAGAATTAGCACCATTAGCACCAATAGCAAATATGGCGGTGCAGGGTATGGGACGCAAACGTGGTCGTCCGAGAAAATTAGGTGGTTCTAAACCTGCAAGTCGTTCTTACTTGGATAATATTGTTAGTGGTGTAGCATCAATAGGTAATGCACTTAAACCCAAACCTAAACCAGCACCTAAACCAGTTGCTAAAGCAAAGAAGTCAGAGAGAGATAGTGATGAGTATGATAGGTTTTTAGTAGGTGATGAAGGATTAATTGATATGGACTCGGGTCAGTATAAAAAAGTAGATTCTCAAGGTAGAGTTGTTGCATCAGCATCAGGACGCTCAGGAGGAGGTGATTCAGGTGGAAAGTTCAGTATTTCAAAGGCATTCAAGGGTGCTAAGAAAGTATTTAATTCTCCCGCATTCAAACCTGTTAAGGAGATAGGTAAGATGGCGGTTTCAAAAGGTATTAAATATGTAGCACCAATGGCGAAGGAAGCATTGAAGGGTGCTATTTCATCTACATTAGGAGCATACGGTGTCCCACCAGAACTCACCAATATGGCAGTAGAGCATGTCGGCAATATTGCTGAAGCAGAGGCACAGAAACAAGTATCAGGTGCTGGTCGCTCAGGAGGTAAGATTACATTAGCATCTGTTATCAAAATGGGTAAGAAAGCATTGAAGCATCCACTTGTAAAGAAAGGATTAGCACTTGCTTGGAAAGAACTCAAGAAGCGTGGAGATAAAATGATGCATCCAACCCCAGAAAAACATTTAGCACATGCGGTTCAATTAGAATTAAATGGTGAACCACCAATGCCACCAATGGGAGCAGAAGTTGTCCCTGCAGATTCTGCTGAGGTAGAACCACCTTCAGGTGCTGGACCAAGTGGTGGAAAGTTCTCTCTAAAAAGTGTTTCAAGAGCAATCAAAAAAGTAGCAAGTAATCCCGCAGTTAAGGCAATCGGAAAGCAGGTTGCTTCTACAGGTGTAAAATATATCGCACCATTAGCAAAGACTGCTATTAAGGGAGCATTAATGGACGCTGGATTACCACCCGCACTTACCAGTATGGCGGTTGATAAGGTAGGGGATATGGCGGTTGCTAAGGCGAACTCTGCTATTGCTGGTGCAGGGCGTTCTGGAGGTGCTTCTGATGGACGTGCTAAGAGAGCAATGATAGTCAAAAAGATAATGAAGGAGCGTGGTGTTAAAATGATTGAAGCATCCAAGATTGTAAAGGCAGAAGGATTGTATTAAGTTAATTACAAAAAATTATATTCTGTTAATATATAAAATGAGTATTCCAAGATACAATGAAGATGCATTAAATGATTTACCAGAAGCAAAGGCACGTATGAGAAAATTGTCTAATACAAAATATTCAGTGCCTACTAAGGAGTCAAAAAAGGCACAAGATAGAGATGCCTTAGCGTCACTTGCTGGGTCTGCCGAAGGAGCGTTTGATAAGATGATGACTTTAGCAATTGAAATATTATCAGGTTTAGAAGAAGTTGCTCCAGAACTTGCGAAAAATCTAACACTTGCGAGTATAGGTAAGTTGACTGGAACTTTAGGGAGAGTGGCATCAAAAACGCGCCAATTAGCAGTTCAACTAAAAAGTATTGTATGATTATTCAACACCATACCACGAGGTAATATTACA